CAGAGTACAGACCAGTTCTTAAGTCTGCTGGATTCTTAACACGTGATCCACGTATGAAAGAGCGTAAGAAATACGGCCTCAAAGCCGCTCGTCGCGCTCCGCAGTTCAGCAAGCGATAATTCAACCGAATATCGAAAAAGAGCAACAAACCCCGAAAATCCAGTATTTTCGGGGTTTTCTTTATATTCTGAAAATCTATCAGACACCATCAAAACACACGAAAATGTTCCGGTAACTAACAGGTAACACACAGGTAACTAACACGAAAACAGGTGTCTTGTGCAATACTTTTGAAATCTTGTGCAAGACACATTTTTGCATGAAAAAAGGGCGATTCAATCACCCTTTTCTTTGCAGTATTCAATGATACATGACCGGACATCTTTTTTCGTCCGGCAGTGACAGGAATGACCGTCCTTGAATATGATGTCATATCCGTCGTGCATGTTTCCAGTGATTCCGGAAATCATTTCCCTGTTCTTTTCTGCGACCTGCATCGTGTCGAACATTCCACACTGGTCTTTTCTGACAAGGTCTTGAATGTATGCGTTGATAGACATTCCCTTGTCTGCTGCGAGCGTCCGGATAATATCTTTCATTCCTTTAGGAACTGCGAGGTTTATTCGTTCATAATGCTCTTTATAAAAATTATTTTTGTATTCTGTTCTGTTCATGACATTGCCCTCCATCAAATCAAATTGATTGCCTCAAGTTTGGTCGGGAGTTCAATGTGGGTGTAGACGTTTTCGGTCACACCCTGTCCTTTATGCCCGACAATTTTCTTGATGAATCTCTCGTCAACTTCCTTTTCGGTGAGGAGAGAGATGCAGGTGTGCCTTGTATCATGCGGGCGGTGTCCGTCATAGACAGGTTCTCTTTTCGTTTCATCAATGACGAATTTCCCGAAACCGAACTCAAGCATCAGAGGAATCCAGTAAGAATCATAATAATTCCGGTACTGAAAAGGTTCGTCGTCGGGTGTACAAATCAGATGGTCACATTTCCGGTTCATCCAGTATTCAAAGAATGGTACAATCTTTTCAGCAATGGGAACTTCTCTGATTCCTGCCTCTGTTTTGGATTCTTTCACATAGAACCATCGTTCATCAAGATGGATGTCCTTTTTCTCAAGGTCGAGGAGTTCCCCGATACGGACACCGGAATAAATCATAATAAGGATGACGGTCACATATATGTTTGAATCCTTGCATTTCCACAGAATAGAAATCTCTTTCTTTGAAAAAGGTTTCCGGTTGTATGCGTTCGGATTTCCCGCCTTGCTTATATCGACATATCTGACCATGTCTCTTTTATCTTGAGACACAATCTCGTGAATGACAGCATAGTCATACATGAGACCCCACAGGATTTTCAAGGTTTTAAGTGTGGGAGTGTTTTTGCCGGAGCTATCGACGACACTTTGCAGGTGATCCAGTTTGATGTCAACAAATCTCATTTTCCACAGGGGTTTCGATGTGTTAAAAGCAGCCTTATAACCATTCGTGTCCTTGATTTTTTCAAAATGGATTTCCGACCAATTCTCATATACTTCCTCGAAAGTAATAGTTGCATGGTGTAAATCAAAGGGGTCTTTATTGTATTCCGCTAATGCAGTGAGAGCCTCTTTGCGTGTCGGGTAATATCCGACGGTTATATATAATTGTTTTGATTTTCCGGTTATAGGGTCAATTTCCCACCCTTTTGTCTTTTTTGCTACATAGGGATTTCGTCGGTTTCCGGATAATTTATAGACCGACCCGAACCCGTTCGGTAGTTTCATAAAATCACCATCCTAAAAAAGAGTATAAAAAATAAAACCAATGCAAAAAGCACGGTTTTATGATAGAATGGTGTTTGCGGGAACATTCTGTCAGTGCCTTTTGCAGTAGCATGAGACGGAGGTTTCACAAAGGCGATTCGTGTTGCAGCACGGGTCGTCTTTTTTGTTACGATTTTTTATATTTTCGACCGATGACGATTGAAAATATACCTCCGACAATCGCAACAGCACCGCCAAGCGGAGCAATTAACAATAAAACAAGACCAACGAGGATAAGCAAAGCACCGATAACGGTGAGCATTGCACTATATACACGATTCGTTTTGCTTGATTCTGCGTTTTGAACAGGAGCAGGAATGACATCAACAACCGTTGCAGCAGTCGAGGATTCATTTTCGTTTGTCTCCGGAGCAGAATCATATATATCTATACTGATAACACATCCATATTTCAGACCGGAATCACCTCCGGTGATGTCATCAACAGAAACAGCAAAATAACAATCCTTATATTTCTGATAGATTGTCGCAGCCAATTCTTTCGAGACATGTCCGATGCAGTTTCCGAGAGCATCCGTCACAGCATAGGCGGGTTCGTTTTCGTATTCATGATAATTCAGCAACAGAGCCTCTCCAACAGACAAGCCGGAAATGATGTCCTGTCTGCTTGTTCCGTCATCATTATCAAATGACACTCCGACAACTCTCGTTGTCATGCTTTTCAAAAGTTCACTCATGAAAACACCTCCATTCTACAAGTGAATAACGCATACTGTACTCTTTTCATTGTGAAAGGAGGTGGACAGGATGCAAATTCGTTTGTGGGAAATGAGAACCGCAAAAGGTCTCACATTGATGGAGTTGGCGAAGAAATCCGGAATCGGAAAATCGACGCTCAACAACATCGAAAACGGTAAGGTGTCACCGACATTGTTTCAACTTGAGACGATAGCGATTGCACTGGAGGTCAGAATCACAGATCTGTTTGAATCCGAGTACAAATAAAATTATTATAGCATGATGTGACGAATGGTCGTCCGTTCGGAGAGATATTTCCACAATTATGGAAATGATGTCCGATTTTTCCACAATCATGGAAAAATGTGCTATTCTGTACTACGGAAAGGGGTGGTGTTCCCTTGCATTACAAAGAGACTATCATTGAGTTAGTCGGTAAGATACAAAGCGAAAAAGTCCTCAAGAGGATATATAAATTCGTTTTATATCTGTACACCCACGAGACTGGCAGTTGAAAAAGACTGTCAGTCTTTTTTGTTTTCTGTTCTTAAAGAAATGTAATAATCAACAAGTCTGTCAAATGCCTCAATGTCATCATCCGAGGCATACAAGAGCATTTTTATCATATTTTTTCGGGTCTCATTTTCACCCGCCATGATGCGGTCGATTCTTTCAAAAAAGTCATCGTCGGTCTCGACGAACATTTCTCCCTCTCCAGTGGTCAGCCACATATAATCAACACTAAACTCTCGACAAATGGATTTTGTCATCTGTTCAGTGAGACTACGTTCACCCTTTTCAAGACGAGAAATTGCAGTTTTGGTCACACCAAGTTTTTCACCGAATTTTTCAAGGGTAAGACCGAGCGAATTTCGCACATCTTTGATGCGTTCACCCTGCGTCATATCGAATCACCTCCTTTGTTTTGCATAAAGCATAACACGGTAACTGACAAAAATCAATAAAAAAGTAACCATAGGCAACAAAAAAGTATTGACAAGGTGGACGCAGGTCACTATAATGTAACCAAAGGCAACAGAAAGCAGGAAAGAACGGGTGAAGCGATAGGGCTACACGCAAGTGACATGGTGGTCAGGCTGCCGGATAGCAGATAGAGCGTGTGAAGAATAAACATGACCCGTCAAAGTAGTTGAAGAAAACAGGAACGGTAGGGCAAGAAAGCACAGTGTACCGCACTATTTGAAGAAAGCGGACAGGCTGAACCAATCAGCACTTTACCCCTATTCCAAGAAACCGTTAAGTGGAAGAATCAACCGAGCGAGAGGACACAGCACTGTTGCCCTTTTACAAGAATAGGAGGAATGGAAATGGAAAAAGAAAGATACTTGAAATATGTGGAAATCTGCGAGAGAGCAGAAAGAATGAAAATTGATACAGGTGATCGCATGGGAGCACTAATGGACATCGAGAGTGCGGACAAGAAATTCAACATGAGACTGGATGACTGGTTGCAAGCAGATGATTTCAATTTCGCACATGACTATTGTGGTATTCAAAACAATATAAAACGAGGAGAGTTTCCGGCAACGGATTTCGGATTTTTTCTCCCAAGATTCGCAGGTACACACTAAAAGCCGAAACGGGGCAGCAGTCACCCCGTCAGCGTCCGGATGGCGACCGACGCTCTGACGATGGCAAGCCGAAAGACAGCGTCGGAATACCGTGAGAAAC